GATGGCGGTGGTCAGGCCAACATGCTGATGGGCAACGTGATGGCCCGCATGCTGGCGATGCGCATGCTCTCGTCCCACCCGGCGCTGCTCAAGATGTCAGCCGATGCGTTCGATACCGAGCTATCCCGCTGGGGATCGCAGTATGCGAGCGGCCTCAAGAAGGCAGGCGTGCTGGACGACCTGCCGGAGACGACAGCCAAGTTCGAGGCGCTGCTGGAGTTCGTGGATGAGATACTTGAAGAGGACCCACGTCACAAGGTCGTGATCTTCTCCTACTTCAAGCCCATGCTGGCCATGATTGGCGCTCGACTGACGAAAGCCAAATGGCCATGGGTCAAGATCACCGGGGACGTTTCCACTGCCAAGCGCGATGAGTACATCGTACGCTTCAACGAGGACCCCGCCTGTCGAGTGTTCCTGTCGTCCGATGCCGGGGCGTACGGTGTGGACCTGAACCAGGGCAGCCACTTGATCTGCTACGACCTGCCGTGGTCTGCCGGTGCGCTCAACCAGCGCGTGTCCCGCATCGACCGCACCAACTCGGCCTTCGATCAGATCATGATCGGCTTCATGTTCGGGGCAGGCACGATCGAAGAGCGCATGTACGACCTGCTGATGCAGAAGCGCAAGGTGGCGGCGGCCTTCATCGACGGCGAGTTCGATGTGAAGTCGGGCACGATCAGCCTCGACCTGGAGAGCCTGCGTGACTTCGTGTACGCCGCCTGATAGATAACGGGGGTATTCGCACACGTGTGGGGGAAGCCGCTACGCTGACACAATGGCTGTCCGAAAGCGCACCGTGTCCCGCCGACCGACGCTGGACCTGATGGCGGCGATGAAGGACTACCTCCTGAACCGCAGCATGCGGGAGCGTTCCGAGTGGCACGAGGGCCAGATCAAGAAGGCGCTGATGGAGGAACTGCGCGTGTCCGGCGTCCCCGAGGATGGCAAGGACACGCTGACCCTGGACGAACCGCTGCACTTCACGGCCTACACCAAGGACGGCAAGCCGAAGGAGAAGACGATCGTGGGCTGCGAGCGCCGAGAGCGCACCACCACGTCGCTGAACGAAGAGAAGGCGCTGGCGCTGTTGAAGCGCAAGCACCTCTTGGACGAATGCACCGAGACGATTCAGGTGATCAACGAGGATGCGATCTTGGCGGCGAACTATGCGGGCAAGATCAACGACAAAGAGTTGGCGGCGCTGTACGAAGAGAACACCACGTACGCGTTCTGGCTGACGGAGGGATGACATGCCGCGGGCACCCAAACAAGACCCCCGAGTCCAGTTGCAGTTCAGGCTGGACAGAACACTGCGTGACCGAATGCGGACGGAATCGAAGCGCCGCCAGGTGTCGGTCAACTGGCTGATCGAGAACCTGCTGGAGGCAGGGGTGACCAAGCTGGAGAAAGAGAAGACACCCAAACCTCATGCCTGACTAGTTACTAGTGTATGCTCCCCTGCCTTGGGCTATTACCGCCTCGGCGGTTGGAGAATCACAGGAGTAACACAACGTGGCGAGAACGAAGGCGAGAGCACTGCCGTTCATCGACGCCGAGAAGCGGCCCTTCATCAGGTGCCGTACTCTCGGTCACTCATGGCACGACGTGGACAGCCTCCACTGGACCCCGAAGTGGGGCGTGCCACTCACACTGCGGTGCGAGCGGTGTGACATGGAGCGTCGTGACACGGTGAAGTGGGATACCGGTGAACTCCTCAACCGGCGATACGTCAAGCCCAAGGCGTACTACTACGAGCGGGGCACCACCGCCCCGACTCGATCGGAGTTCCGACGATTGCTGTTGGAACTGAGAGGAGTCACTGAGGAATGACCATGACCGAACCACGAACCGGACCAACCGGACCTGCCAGGGACCCCGAGGTTCCTCCCGGTGCCAACGGACCAACCGGACCCAGTGCAAACCCCGGTATGGGTGAGAACACGCAACAGCCCGATCTCGGCGGGACGGGGGCACAACCCCCCAACCCTCCGTTTGAAGCGGACACGAGTGGCGACATCGCAGCGGTGCGCGGTCCCGGCCGTCGCGGCGACAAGCTGGAGAAGGCCGAGTGCCCTGAGTGTCACAAGATGATCACCAAGAAGAACCTCAAGTCGCACCGTCGTGAGCGCCACGGTGTCTACGAGCGCTCGCCCCGCACGCCTGAAACTCGCAAGGCGATGGATACCAACAAGACGGACACCCCTGCCAAGGAGAAGCCACTGACCACCGATGAGATCGTGGCGGTCGTGGTACAGATGCGGTGGCCGCACCACATGCCGTCCAACAAGATGCCTGCCCTCCTGGAGTGGCGGGCAGCGACCGAGAGGTTCCTGAATGGCTGACACAACAGGGTTTGAAGACCTGGACTATCCCGGCCGACGCAAGCCGAAGAACCGGGGGGAGGCACCGCCTCCCCCCAGGGCTGTGTGGGACGACAAGCCGCTGATCTACAACGTGGACGGCAAGCCTCAGGAGTTCTTCATCATCGGGCACCTCGCCAAGGCGCTCGACTACAGCGTGCAGTCGATCCGTGCATGGGAGGACAAGGGCCTGCTCCCACGTTCCCCCTACCGCTCACCCAAGACGAAGGGCAAGGCTCAGGCCAGTGGCTCACGCAAGGGCAAGCGGCTCTGGACCCGAGAGCAGATCGAGGGTATTGTGCGACTCGCACAGCAGCACAAGGTGATTCTGAACAAGAAACCACCGACTCCTGCTTTCGCACAGGACGTAGCTGCGCTCTTCGCAAAGCTCGTCAACCAGTAACACACTTACACGCTGCACATTGGAGATACACGATGGCTACTGCACCCACGAAGCGCGCCATTCGGCGCATGCCCGCCAAGCCTCGGGAAGACGACGATCACGACGGCGACGGCGAAGATGAGGCCCCACGCGGCAGGACGAAGCGAGGCCCCAAGAACGAGACTGACGACCTTCGCGGCGGTTGGTCAGCCGCCCAGGACACGATGGATTCCACCTCGTCGTTCGCTCAGACACTCAAGCCCGAAGAGAAGTCACAGGTCATCAAGTTCCTGGACGACGACCCCTACGTCAACTACCGCCGCCACTGGATCGAGCGCTCGACGCCGACTGGCAAGGTGACTCGCTCGTACACCTGCCTCAAGAGCTTCGGCAAGGACTGCCCGCTGTGCGAGATCGGTGACCGGGCACAGGCGGTGGCTGCGTTCAACGTCGCCCTGATCGGTGACGACGGCGTTGTGTCACTCAAGTCGTGGGACGTTGGCCCCAAGATTTTCAACATCCTCAAGGGGTATGCCAACGACCCCAAGATCGCGCCACTCAGCCGTGCCTATTTCCTGGTCAGCCGCACCGGCAAGAAGGGCACGGTCAACCACCAGGTGATCCCGGTCAAAGCCTCGGCCTTGGAAGAGGACTACGATATTCCCGTGCCTGACAAGGCGGCGTTCGACCGCTTGGAGAAGTACACGAAGGACATTGTGGAGATTCCGACTCGCAAGACGCTCGATGAAGTCGCCACGGAGATAGCGGACGACTACGAGTAGGGGGGTTGGGAGTGCCGGAGGATGGTTCGGGGGGTTCCACCCTCCGGCGCACCCCACATGTGTTGCTCACGCTGCCTGAGGTAGAGGCGGCAGTCGCAGACCTGATGCGACACCCGCACTTCGTGATCGACGTTGAGACAACGAGCCTCAACGCTCGCACCAACACGGTGACGTGGATCGGCCTCGGTGCCTACGGCTCGGTCTACATGATCCCGATGGGACACACCAAGGGTTGTGTCAAGAAGGCCAAGCACAAGGCCAAGACTCCGGCGTTCTTCTTCTACGGGCCTCTCGACAGGCGCTCTTACACGCCTGGCACTCAGCGTCACTTCGATGAGGGGCGCATCGACCAGGCCAAGCCGTCGTACCGAGCCGTCGAGCACTGGGTGGAGGCGACTTACTTCGACCCGCCCAAGCAACTGCGGCCGGAGGTGGTGATCGAGGCGCTGCGGCCACTGCTGTTCAGCGACCGAGGCAAGATCGGACACAACGTCAAGTTCGACCTGTCGTCGCTCTCCAAGTACTACAAGAAAGAGATACCAGGTCCATACCACGACACAGTTCTCGTCCGGCACACGTTGACCGAAGACTTGATGAGTTACGAACTCAAGCCGTTGGTGTGGGACACCGACAATCGCACCGGTTACCTCGGCATCCCGCGGGAGCGCTACCCTGAACTCGGCAAACAAGGCGTCGAGAACTTCGGATTGGATGAGGTCGCTCGATACCTGGCGAAGGATGTGTACTACTGCTGGCTGATGTTCCAGCGTTTCTTCCCTCGCTTGAGTCGCAGTGGTTTGCAGGGAGCGTACGAGTTTGAGATGCAGGTCTACCCAGTGATCATGCGCATGGAGCAGCACGGCTTCCCTGTCGATCTCACACAGTTGGCATCGGTCAAGGCTGACCTGGAGAAGGCGATCCGAGGCGTCGAAGAGGAGGCGTGGTCGATCGCCGGGGACCAGTTCACGCTGTCGGACCCGGCTGCCAGGCGTTGGGTGCTGTTTGGTGAGGGGATACCCGAGTATGGGGTGAGCAAGAAGCGGCTCAAGACGCAGAAGCTCAAGGTGTTGGTGCGCACACCCAAGAAGAAGGAGCCTGCCGCCACTGCTGCGGTGCTGGAGTGGCACGCCGAGCGGGGCAATCGGATGGCCGAGCTACTGGCTGAGTGGGCCACGCTCGACAAGCTCTACGGCACCTTCGTCGGCCGTGTCGAGTACGCCCCTGATGATGAGCCGGAGCCGGATGAGGATCGCTCCGGCATCTACGGCTTCCTCAACTATCACAACGGTGACCTGCCGACGATCCACACCGGCTACAAGCAGCACGGCACGGTGACGGGACGACTGTCGGCAGCCAAGCCCAACCTGCAGCAGCTTCCCCGAGGCTCCACGATTCGCAACCTGTTCGTCGCTGGCGAGGGCTACCGCCTGATCGTGGCCGACTACGACCAGGTTGAGCTTCGCTGCGCGGCCTACCTCTCCGGCGATAGGAACATGCTGCAGACCTTCCAGCGCGGCGACGACATTCACCGCCGAGCGGCAGCAGCCATGTTCAACTGCAGCCTGGCCGAGGTCACCGATGACATGCGTGCGGTCGGCAAGACCCAGAACTTCGCCGTGCTCTACGGCGCTGGCCCCGGCAAGATCGCTGCCGTGGCGCACTGCTCGATGGAGCGTGCCGAGGAACTGATCGACGCCTACTTCCGAGCCTTCCCGATGCTCGACCGGTGGAAGGACAAGGAGCTTCAGATGGCCCGCAAGCGGGGCGATCGGGCCAATCCTCTGAGCCAGCCGCCGCATGTGGTGATCCCCCCATACGGGCGTATGAGACGGCTCCCCGACCTGTTCGTGATGGACGGGATGCGTGACGACAACGGCGACTCGATCCTCTGGCGCAAGTTCCGAGCCGAGCGCCAGGCGATCAATGCCCTGGTACAGGGCTTTGCCAGCTACATCACCAAGATGGCGATGATCGACCTGGACCGGGACGTTCCCCACCCGCTGCTGGCCCAGGTGCATGACGAGATCATCCTGCGGGTACCCGAAGACGAGGCTTACAAGGTTCTCCCGCTCGTTACCGAGATAATGGGCGGTATCACAGACCCGTTCACAGGGGAGCCAATCCTTGGAGAGATACCGCTGGTTGCGTCGGCAGCGATCGGAACCTCGTGGGCAGACGCAAAGAAGAAGGCAGCGTAGTGAGACGGTGGCCAATGAGTTACCGTATCCAGACATGGGTACGTTGCTGGATGACGATCTGGATGCCGAAGTTCTCGGCATCGCTGACGAACTCTCCGACGCGTTCCTCGCTGAGTTGCCCCCGAGCCTTGTCACGCCGGAGATGCGGGACGCGCTTGGTGGCCTTCAACTTACGTTTCTGCAGAGGGTTGTGAGGTTGGCTCGCCGTGAGTGACACCCAGTCCTGGTACGCCCGCAAGATGGCGCAGATGCGCGAGGCGGTGCAGCCCTTCGGCGCTCGCCAGCCGGTGCAACCGCAACAGTTCCCGCAGCAACCGTTCCCGCAGTACCGGGAGCCTCAGTACCCACAGCAGTACGGGCAGGGTGGGCCGGGACAGCAGCAGTACCCACAGCAGCAGGCGTTGTCATACCAGCCCGAGCAGCCAGTGCAGCCGCCACAGGTGACGATGGACAACCTGTATGCGGCGGCTGGTCACTGGCGTGGTGGGCCAGCGGCGAAGACCAACCCCGACCCGTGTCCGAACTGCGGTGGCAACCAGTGGTTTCAGAACCTGTCGGTCAGCACGCGCGGTCCGGCCCCGGCAGGGCACTGTTACAACTGCGGTTACAACGGGGGCATGTTCACTCAGGGCGACCAGGCCAACTGGGCAGCGGCAGCACAGTAGTTGTCTTCACCCAATCAAAGAAATGGTACCTTTGACTGATGCCCACCGATATCGACACGATCATCGCGCAAGCCAACAAGAAGGCGAAGCGTGACATCCTTGTTCGTGGCGCTGACCTGCGGGATCAGACCTTCCAGCGAGCCACCACCGGCTCGCTGAGCTTCGACCTGGCACTCGGCGGTGGCTGGCCACTGAACTGCGCCAACGAGATCATCGGCCTGGAGTCGATGGGCAAGACCGTGATGGCGATGAAGACGGTGGCGGCAAACCAGGATATGAACCCCGACCACCACACGCTGTGGGTGGCTGCCGAAGACTTCGATCCACCCTGGGGAGCGACGTGCGGTGTCGATATCGACCGGATGACCTTCGTCACTTCCAACATCATGGAAGAGGCGTACGAGTCCTGCATCCGAGTGATGGAAGAGCGCGCTGTCGATTGCGTCGTGATCGACTCCCTCCCGGCGCTGATGCCGGGTGAGGAAGACGAGAAGACGATGAGTGACTTGGTGATCGGCCGCGGTGCGCTGTTGACCAACAAGTTCATGCGCAAGATGCACGCCGCCACCACCCGTTCGTTGGTCGAGTACGACCGACCGGTGCTGTGCCTGATCATCAA